TTAAAATTTGATTAAATATTGATATTTTGTTTGTTCAATGCTTTTAATTTCAAATCCTTGAACTTCTAGGTAATCTATGGTCCACTTTTTATCTTTATGAAAAATTGATATAAGCTTTTCACCATTGGTGTACAGATACACTACATGTTCAATGTCCAAAGACTTTAATACTTCAATCTCTGCGCTGATATAGTTACTTTCCATAATTGATAAGTCTTTTGCCGACAATGCCCCGCAGGTCGAAACCGTGCAGGGCTCTTAAATACTGGGTTATCGTTGCAGTGCGTGACGTGCGGTGATTTACTCTTTTACATAACACTTTGTCTTAATCCGACTATTTTTTGCCACCAAAAGCGCAAGCCTTGTGAGCGTTGCGCTGATGTTTATCCCGTAGCTTGAAGGGCTTAAACGGGTTAATTCTCTAAAAAGAAACTGTAAAATTTTATTTGGTTTTTAGCCCTTTGAATGCTTTCTTTTAATTGAGCAACATGAGATTGTTCTTCATCATAAAGCCCCCGCGTTCTTGACATTTTTTGGTTAACAACCGAATCAATATATTTTTCTTCACTACGGATTACGCGTCTTAAATCCTCTTTTTCTTCTTCTGTTAATGGATTTGGTTCGCCACGTTGAATTGCTGCACCTATTGTAAATAATTCTGTTTGAGTTTTCATTGCCGTCAAACTTTTAATATCAGCTACATTGCTGAATTGTTATGTAAATGTACAAAACTTATTTGGTACAAAACAAATTTATTTTAAAATAATTGTACACATTTTTTATTGTGCATTTTTTATCTATATTTGTGCATGGATTTCAAAGAATATCTTTTGACCCAATCAAAGTTCAATTTGGCGAAGCTGGCTTTTCTAATGTGGCCCGATAATCAAACCGCACCGCATTACCTAAGTAAAAAGCTACACGGCCATGCTAAGCGTAAATTCACCGCTAAGGATGAGGCTCTTGCCCGTACCGCCCTTAAGCAACTTGGTCATGAACTTATCGCTGACGCCAAACAAAAACCCTAATCCCCATTCTCCATAGTCCATTGAGCTTCATACCAGACTGAATGTTTTAGCGTGTCGTTCTCCAATTTTAGCTGGGCTATCTCTGCTGATTGCTCCCTTGCTATTTGTTCGTAATTAGGTCTGTTAAAAGAATAAAGGGTTACTGCTGCAAGGCTTATTAGTACTCCGAAAATAAACCCTAAGGCGAAATGTGTTTTTCCCATGTCTTTAGTTTTTAAGCGGTGCAAGCACAGTTAAATGCTGGCTCTATTGTTTGTAAATCAAATAATGTTTTCTGCGATTTGGCAATATTCAAAAGTTGCCTATACGTTATGTCTGAAAAATATCGCGCTGGCCCGTTGTTTTTCCTTGCTGTCATTTCTTCTTCATCAGCAATCCATTTGTCAGCAAGCTCTGGATACATTTGCAAAATCCTTATAATAGCATTTTTACCCTTTAGAAAACATAGATCACAGTTTCCAAGTATCGATGGCACTTCAAGAGTGTAAGGTTTCATCAACCAATATTGATTTACCATTTCCTTGTCTATGCCCTGATCGTATAGCGGGAATTTGGCTATAGATTTAATATATGATGGACGGAAGTTTTTAACTCTGCTTTCTTCATCAGCCCTAAATCCTATATACTGCTCAAACGCCATCCCAATTAAGGGGCGTAGAAATCTCTTAGCAACATTTACTTTTAACTCATTGGTGCAAATCCTTCGCACGCGGTTAGGCAGATATACTTTGCTTTTGTTCATGGCCTCAAATCCCTTTAAATCGGGCTGCTTTTTGTTTACGTATACAAGCCTATGAACCTTTATGCCCTCATTCCGCTCGAAATCATCAATAAATTTATACGTAAGTGGATGCTCCCGGCCAGTGTCACAAAAAATCACATAATCATCCTCTGTCGGCTTCAATAGGATAGTCATTAAGGCAGAAGTCTTGCCACCACTAAAATTTATTACTCGCTTCATCTTCAATTTTGATTAATAGTTTCCTTTGTATAATCCTTAATATTCTCAAATGGTACTGAATACATCTCAACCCAGGCTGATACCTGTATTCCTATTTTCTCTGATCGATAAAAGTCTGTTTCTTTCCATACTTCAAAGCTTAGGCCAAGGATCTTTATTGTTCTCTTTTCAAATAATCTCGCTTCTTTTATTCCTAAATAGCGGGAGTGGGTTATTTCGATCTTGTGCATGTCTGTTAAAAATTAAATCAACATTCAATTACCACTTTACCTAGATCTGAAATAATCATTGCGTTAAGATTTTCGGATCCATATGCAACAAGGCATATTGTACAACCGCTATTTGCACATGCTCTGCGGCCATTAACATAATGAAAATGGGGTCTGCCTTTAAGGAACATTATACCAGCGCATTTGCCCCAAACATATTTATAAGCATTTTCAGTTTCTAAAGCCGCAGGTATCAGCATTATTCCGTTACCGTGTTCTGCCATCCTTTTCATCCATTGCTCGCGGATATAGCGGTTAAATGGCGGATTAAGCCAAACTCTACCTGTCCATTCTTTTGAAAGGCCATCGTCTTTTATTGTAAAAACATTTTTGGCTGTGGTAAACGGTGATGCTATCGGGGCGCATGGATCCAGATCAAACACTCCCAATGCCTCTATAATTTCTGGCGGTGTTAACCATTCATCATTTTTACCAATAGTAGATTGATGTTTTTTCATTTTTATGTCTTGTCTTTTAATCCTTTTTAACTAATAGAGGTTAATATTTTAGTCGTTCTGCTATTGCCTGGACTACAGGTATACTTACTCCGTTGCCACATAATCTATATCGCTGAGTGTCGCTTATTTCTTTAACCTTGCCATCATAATTGCCGTATTGTGTCCAGTTGTCGGGTAGGCCTTGCCCGCGTTCATATTCAAGAGGGGTTAGATCTCTGAATTTATCTAATGATATTACTACGCATTGGGTTGATGATGTTTGAAATGTTTGCGCTATTCCTTTTCCAACTCGCCATTTTCGTGTTTTGCTTTCTATAAAAGATGTGTTTATACTATCTCCGATTTCTGCAATTTCATATCCTAATTTAACACCTGATTTAACTTTTATGATTGTATAATCACTACCTAAGCGGCTTTTGGCTGACCGGGTACCGAATGTACATGCAACTCCTTCTTTCGAATATTCGCCCTTCGTAGCATCGATTGATATTGCTTCTCCGATAGGAAATATTTGTCTGCTACCTGATCCTCTAAGATGTCCGACAAAGAATAACCGCTCTCTATTTTGGGGTAAAAACCAGCGTGTATTAAGAAGCTGCATTTCAATGTCGTATTGTGGCATACTTTCATTAAGGTAGGAGAGTATTTTAAAGCTTTCAATGATGTCAATGCCTTTGTTGACACTGAGCAACCCGGCCACGTTTTCAGCAACGAAATTCCGAGGTTTAAACTTGTCGATAATGTTAACTGCTTCGTAAAGTAAGCCGCTTCGTGTACCTGACTGTTGTCCTTTGCGTTTTCCAGCAATACTATTATCCTGGCAAGGCCATCCGAAAGTAAAGAGGTCAAGGTCGGTGATGATTCCGCTTTGGCAAATAGTGTCAATTGATCCTGCATAGATTGAGTTTGGAAAATTGTATGAATAATTAGCTATTGCGTGTTTATCTATCTCTGAATAATAACATTTATCGAACCTCCATCCGGCCCGCTCAAAAGCAAGGTGAAACCCTCCATATCCTGAAAATCCGTCTAAGTAGTTCATATTGCTTTTGATAATCGTTAACTGTGTTTACTTTGTAAAAATCCCATCTGCCGCGCCTCAGCATCATGTCCGGGGATCCAATCGTGGCATAGATGACAGGCGGCTTTAAATACGCTCACATCGCATAAAAAGAACTCTCTTGGCTTTACATGATGTACCTCTGTTGCGGGCGATCCGTTGCATAATATTTGCAGTTCACAAATCGGGTGCTCAATCAAATATTTGTCGCGCAATGGCTTGTATTCCCGGCGCTTTTTAGCAAGCTTTTTTCCTACTGGCGCTATCGCTTTAAAAACTTTAGCTGGTTTGCCGTCTTCTGATGCTGTTAAACCTTTATGATTATGTTCTCCTTTTGATTTTTCTATAGCAGCTGCGGCGGCTTGCTTCCTGGCGCAGTTAAAACAAAGCGCCGGTTTTGACTTCCACAACTTTGCAGGCTTATTGCATATAGAGCATATTTTAAGCTTTTGAGTTATCATGTCAGTTCAAAGTTTTCACCTGGTATTAATTCTATCAGGTCCGGGTTAACCGATTTTGCTAATGCTAATTTTTCCTTAAGCGGCGCACTTGACATTTCCTCAAACCGAAGTAACGCCATTTCTCTATCTCCATATTCCTCAAGGTAGATCAGCTTATTTAACTTTTTTGGCGCATAAAACAGGTTTGGTATTGATTCGTAAAAGGCCAAAACCTTTTTTAAATCATTCCCATACCCGGCATGTACCCGAGTACAATCGTCATTAGCCATTAAATAAACGTATATGCTCATATCAAAATGGTTGATCGTCGTTCTTATCCCAATCCGATGAAGGCTTAAGGATAAAATTATTGGGCCTCTCTGCTATCTGCGCGGCTATAAAACCTAAGTCAAGGCTGGCAAACTTTACATATTTACCTACGAATCTTAGTCTTACCTTTCCCGTATCACCGTTCCTGTGTTTAGCTATAATAACCTCACCTACTCCGGCGGTTGGATTGCCTTCCTCATCTTCGGTTAAGCCGTAATATTCTGGCCGGTAAAGGAATAATACCATGTCGGCGTCCTGTTCGATGGATCCCGATTCACGCAAATCGGATAACATCGGTCGTTTTGCTGCTCCGGCCCTATTTTCTACTGCCCGGCTCAATTGAGATAGGGCTATTACCGGCACGTCAAGTTCTTTTGCTACCGCCTTTAACGCCCTGGATATACTGCCAATTTCCTGCTCCCGGTTCCCGTTGTTCTTGCCATCGGTTTTTCCGTGCATTAACTGCAGGTAATCAACAACTATCATTTGTATGTCATGCTT